AATGAGTATTTTATTATCTGATCTTTACTATTATTTCTAGTTACAACATATAGTGCATCATCTAACATGCAATGATATTGGATTGAACCAACTATCTTCCAAGTAAACCATGACTGAAGTAGTCTTTTATCTCCTGAAGTAAAATATCTAAAACCATATATTTCATCAGTACTTTTCTTACTAAAGAACACAACAGAATTTTCTCTAGACTCTGACACTATACTTATATCTTTCTCTAAAAGCCTAGAAATAACTTTACTCTGATCTACTACATCTGGTTCTCCCTGTCTAAGTACATTAGACATCTCAAAAAATCTACTATATTTATTAGCATTATCTAGAAACGCTACAGTAGTTCCTAAAGAAATTGGATTTGTTTTTTCATTGAAATTATAATTTGATACTGCATTAATCTTTGCAGTTTCTGGACTTAAAACATCACTATCAGTAGTCAACATAAACTGTTGATTTTTAGTGAATAATAATAATCCAGCATTAATTTCAATGCCATCGTAAACAATAGCTGGGTATGTAGAACTACATGAAAGATCTATAACATCTTGAGGAGTATGAGTAGTAGCTGTTTTCGACCAGAAATTAAAAAAGTCTCCCGGACGAGACATGATTACATTCTCATCGCTAAGGATAACCATCCTATTTCTAAAGAAAACAAGTTGATTAACGGTATTACCTACAAAAGAAGGTTCAGGGTTAGTGAGTGTGTCACCTACTTGAGCTAGGTCCCATGTAACTTGTGAGACAGTAAAGGTTCCATTTGCTTGCCTAACAACCTGTATTGGCATAGTAGATTTATCAAACTCAATATTTCTACCGGGCTTCGCACATTCTTCCCAAACACCATCACCATCTCTATCATTATTTCCGTAGAACTTTACATAATAATCATCTTCAGATGCTTCACTATTAGCTACTTTAACAACATAGCCATGTTTGCATTGGGAAGGTAGATCTTCAACACCTTTAACTTCAGTAGACATAACCGTTAACAAATCTGCTGAGGGAGCAGTCACGTTAAAAGTTCCAGATGGTCTAGTTACATATAATCCATTACCGATTTGTTGAACATTAGCAGATGTAAAATTACCAGTATTAATAATTTCTTGTCTAATATCACCTAAAATACTAGAAGCAGTAACTGCAGTTTCAGTATCAAATGGAGTCGGCTCGGGTCTGATTAATCCTAAATTAGCTTGTACTTGTGTAGTACTAATTCTTTCAACAACTACTTTATAGTACCCATCATCCATCCAAACATAGAAATAATCACCTTGCTGCCACTCTTCTCCTCCATATAGAAGATCAAAGGTTGTAGTATATCTAGCTTGGTAAGTAGTTTCAGCACTACTTCCAGAACCGGTTGTGTAAGGAACTGACTGACCAATATTTCTAATTCTAAAAAATAATTTTTTACCTCTATTAACTGAGTTATTACTAGAATCTTTTACATCAATTGTATAAGTATGGCTACCTGAAACAGCATCATCAGTAATGCTGGCTCCATCGTCAATACTAAATAATCTTGTACCAACGTTAGGTGCATAAGCATCTCTACCATCACCAGCAGAATCATCACATCTAGTTGACTGAGATAATCTATTGCTTCTACTAGGTAAACTTCCATCAGAATTACAATAGTTATTACTAGATTTAACTAGATCAACACTTATTCTTGTAGCTGTACTGACAGTTGTTGTTGTTGTGCTGTCATAAAGATTAACTGCATATTGTCTTGCATATGCTTGTGCTTTTAAATCTATAAATACTTCTGGAGGTCTTACTGTTTCTACAGTAGAGTTCATTGCTACTGTTTTAGTTCTATTAGTTATAAAGGTAAAATCATTAAGAGTTAACGTTTGTATATCTTCATCATTACTATGAGTTAAGTATGTAGTTAAGGCACTAGCTGTACCAGAATCGTAGTTAACAGTCATTGAAGCACCGTCACTACATCTCCACATATTTATATCACCTGTTCTAGAAATCTGTCCTATATAACTTTCTGTTTCATCACGATAATAGGAAAACCATTTACCGTTAGTTTGTGAATTTAAAGCAGCTGTACCATTATCACTAATAGATGCAACTAATTTTCCTCCGGGACGTTTGAGTAAACCCTGTGTTACGTCAGGTATGACATTTTTAGCAACACTAACTTGTCCCGGAATTTTTAACTCATCTGGCTGTTGTGATAAACCTCCAGTTAGTGTGGGTATTGTTTGAGTAACACTCGACATTATCTTCTGTTAAGTACGTTGTATGGTTGGTAAGGTCTATAAGAAGTCTCATGTGGCCAGCCCATAAAGGAATGATCACCTTGATTACATTCGTATTCCATTACATTTGCTTTCGCTGTTTCTTCTTGTAAATTTAATAATTTTACTAATTCAGTATTTGCCACTAATTGTGCAGCGGCTCGTGTTGCAGCTTTCGAAATTATGTATCTCTGAAAGACAGGAGGTACATCTTCAAATGGATAGAGAGTGACTACATCTAAATAAAGATCTTCTTCAAACTGATCTGTATGATTTACAAGATCATATAGTCTGCCATTCCTCTTTACTAAATCTCTAGACTTATCAATATGTTTATCATGTATGTCATATCTTAAGTAGTTACTTGGAATGGAAATATATTTAGTAGTTGAATCAGGAGTGACTAATAGATGTTCTTCAGTATTGAAATGCCATCCAGCATTTTGGATATCTTTGTTAGCTTCAACTAATAAGTTATAAACGAAAGCTGTTTCTGGATTATTAAAATTTAAGGTAGTTAAAGGTGATTGACCTATGCTACCCAAGATTGAGTTAACTGCGGATAGTTCGGTATCGGGTTCAATTGTTGTAGTAGCCATAGATAAAAAAAAAGGGACCCGAAGGTCCCGTATAAATGTATAAATTAGAATGCAGAAGGAGCAGAAGTTCCAACGTACAATTCAACAGCCGCAGCTGGGTTTAAGTAATCTGCACCCATAGCTAGTCTTCCGAGGATGACATCACCTTGGTAAATTACAGAAACATCTCCGTTTGTTACTTGTACTTGAGGACCAATTGCTTCAACAACACCAGCAGCTTCTTTCTGGAAAATCAAACCACATGACTTAGCACCTAACTCTGTGTTAGTACCGTAGTCATTGTTGATTCCTGTAGAAGCACCTGAAGCGTTCTCAGGTGTAGGTCCAACAAATGAACCAAGATTTCCAGGAGAAACCTCACCTGTTGTACCGCCGTAAGCAACACCATACTTGCCAAGGAAAGGAATATTCATTGACTTGTAGATATGGATTCCAGCGATTGAGATAACACCTTTGCCAGATTGTAAACCAGCACCCTGTTCGTCTCTATTGATTAGTCCATTGTTACCTACTTCTTGGATAAGAGAGTAGTACTGACGTGGGTTAAGCACCGCACATCTGCCTTGTGAACTAACACCTTTCTCATCCATAGCAGCAGCAGCATCGAAGAAAGCAGCTGTTAGGTTTTGAGCATTGTAAGCGTCAGAATCATTAGTTGTAGATCCAACTCTGATCTGTGTTCCACCGGGTTCTACAAAGTTTGTTGCAGAAACTGGTGATGCAGCTCTAGCTCCACGTGCAATAGCACGGAAGATAAGTCTGTCATATTTTTCAGCGAGAGCATATCCAATCTTCTTGGAAATTTCTCCACGCAATTCGTAGTGAGCGAGTGTCTCGTCTAGGTCATACACGAACGCAGAGCTGATTAATAGATCATCCATGTTGATGGTCTTCTCAGCGACTGGAGGTGCCTTGTCACTATTACCTAGTATTGGGGTTCCGGGCGTATGAAAGTCCGAAGTCATGCGACCTGTATAAATGAACTGCAATGATTTGCCGTTCTTTAATGTTCTCTTGGTGACTAGATCCCTAGCAATTGTTTCATGCTGGAATCCTTTAAACATCTCACCTGAGAACAGCTTTAGATACAGGGCGTACTTATCAGTAGCTCCATCATAGCCAGTTCCGGTCGACAGGTTAATTCTACCTAGTGCGACCTGATTAGCATTAGCCATTTTTCAGTTAAAAATTAAAGGTATATTTACTTGTCTTTTTACGTAAAAAGTTGTGAGTCTTAATTGGACTCATTAATATTTGTGGTCTATCCCACCGTCTAGACGGCTGATTGGTATCCTCCTTGGAGGGCAAAAAGCCAAATTGAATAGGGAGGGCTTGCACCTCCCAGATCGCTTAACCGATTATTCTTGTGTAAGCAATGCCACGATATACGAAAGTAACCTTCATCAGTTTCTCCATATACCACAACCCCGTTCCATGCTGTGGTTTCATGCGTCCCGAATTAGGGATGAACGGACGGGACATTGATTAGGTAAGTTGTTCCAATGCCGTAGGACACCGGAACATATAAATAGATTAGTTATTAATGTTAAATATAAAACAAATTTTTCAACCAATTTCTGGAGCTGTTAGTGCAATGTTTGTAGATTCAGCAGATGCTAAATCGAGTGGGAAGTTGTGAGCATTACGCTCGTGCATTACTTCAAAGCCAAGATTAGCTCTGTTAACTACATCAGCCCAAGTAGGAACGACTTTACCGTTACTATCTACTATTGACTGGTTAAAGTTAAATCCATTTAGGTTGAATGCCATTGTGCATACTCCCATCGAGGTTAACCATATGCCAACAACCGGCCAAGTACCAAGAAAGAAATGAAGAGAACGACTATTATTGAATGACGCATATTGAAAAATTAGTCTACCGAAATAACCGTGAGCTGCAACGATGTTGTATGTCTCATCTTCTTGACCAAACTTATAACCATAATTCTGTGATACTTCTTCTGTTGTTTCTTTAAGAATTGAAGATGTAACCAAACTTCCGTGCATAGCAGCGAAAAGAGATCCACCGAATACCCCAGCAACACCGAGCATGTGGAACGGATGCATAAGGATATTGTGTTCTGCTTGGAATACGAACATGAAGTTAAAAGTACCAGAAATACCAAGAGGCATACCATCACTAAAACTCCCTTGTCCGAAAGGGTACACGAGAAAAACCGCTAGAGCCGCTGACAATGGAGCTGTATAAGCTATAAAGATCCAAGGTCTCATTCCTAAACGATATGAAAGTTCCCATTGTCTTCCTGCATATGCCGCTACTCCTATTAAGAAGTGGAAGATAACGAGTTGATAAGGTCCGCCATTATATAACCACTCGTCCAAAGTGGCAGCTTCCCATATAGGATAAAAGTGCAGTCCTATTGCGTTGGAGCTTGGAACTACTGCTCCTGATATTATGTTGTTTCCATAGATTAAAGAACCGGAAACTGGTTCACGTATGCCATCTATATCTACTGGCGGTGCAGCGATAAAGGCGAGAATAAAACAAGTAGTTGCAGCTAGTAAGCAAGGGATCATAAGTACCCCGAACCATCCCACATAGAGACGGTTGTCGGTACTTGTAACCCACTCACAAAACTTCTGCCAATTGTTGGTTGTTTCTCTTGTTACTGAGATTGCAGCCATTTAAAAAATTCCTGGGATAATTTGTCCTGTTGTTACGTATGCACCAAGGGCAGCGATGATACCAATCATGGCTAATCTGCCATTTGTTTCTTCAGCTTCATGCCATTGGTCATTCGAATGGTTATGATTTTGCATAAGTCTTGGGGGTGTTTCGTTTGCGTAAATATTTTCGGGTGACATTATTTTTTAATTTTTAATAAATTTTCTTTATATTTTTTTAGCCACTCCTTATCTTTTTTTGTAGCCATACCAGCATCTATTTTTGTTTCGATAAGAGTAGCTTTATTTTTTTTGAGGTTCATTAGAAAGAAAGATCTGAACGGTCAAGTTTTGCTATGATATCTTGCCTATATGCAGGGTCGTTATCATAACGAGGGTCACTCATGGCTTGTACTAATTGGGCTTGGCTTTTAAATATATCGCCATTTGTTTCAGCAGCTTTGCCTGTTAGCATTCTGCCTTCGTAACCATTAGCATTTTCGTACTTTGATTTAAGGGCATCAACTCCTAGTTGTATAGCTGAGGCATTGCCAGTAGCTACTAAATCATCAAAAGCCTTTATTTCATTTTCAGCTAAATTATCTCCAGCCCAAGTTACAAGTTTAGTGTATGCATCTTGACCACCTACAGAATTTTGAATCTTGTTAATCTCTGCTGTATTAACATCAATCTCTGCTTGAGCTGGTGGTGCATTCTTCTGCATCTCCATATAAGCTTGAACTAAATCTTGACTACTCATTGCAGAAAACTTTTCTAAAGTTTCTGGTGATAATTTATTGTCGTTAGCAAAGTATTCTTCGTTAGCAGATTCTAATAAAGAAACTGCTTCACTCTTTTCAGCTTTAGGTTCTTCCGATTCTTCTTTTACTTCTTCGGTTTCTTCCCGCCCTTCTTGTGATACGGCATCTTCTTTGTCTCCTAATTTTTTTTGAAGTTCTACGTATGCCTTTTCTAAATCCTCGGCATTCTTATATTTACCAGCAAGTAATTCGCCTTGCTCCTGAGCCATCTTCTCGCCAACTTGCAAAGAGTCTTGCTCTTCAGAAGTTAGTTCAGGAGTTGTCTCATCAGTATTAACTGTTAATGTTTCAGCCATAATTATTCTTCGGGTGGTTGTTCTTCTTGTAATGATTCTTCTGGTGGTAGAAGTTGTTCATTTTTACTTGGGTCCATAATAGGACTACTTGCCATTTGACCCGCTTGCTCAACTAATGCTTGTTGTTGTTGTGCTTGCTGAGCAGCTTGCATTTCTTCTTGCAACTGCTGTTGAGTCTTAACAAGATTTAAAACATCAATACCTTGTGCAGCTGCTAATCTTTTAATAGCTTCTAAAGGATCTAAGTATTGCATCAACGCTTCTGGTCCTAAAGTCTGAGCAATAGTTCCAATAAATTGAGTTAATGACTCTCTATCTTGTCCTCTACCAAGAGCATTGACACCAGCCACTATGGTTGGACGAACAATATCTTTAGGTAACTTAGGTATTTGATTTGATCTTTGTAAAACTAATAAAGTTCTATTGAGATAAGGTATTAAGAACTCAACTGTCAGCAATGAAAATATGCCACCCAAAGATGACTCTAATTCGAGCTGAGTTAGTCGGACTTCTTCCGCAGTAACACGTTCAGCATTTCTAATATTCATTACTAGGAATGCTTCTAATAATCTTTTCTCGATACTCTGTGCCATGTTGGCAGCCGTTGAAAAATCGGCAGTCTTTCCTACTTGAATAACTCCGACATCTTCTGGTCTACCTTGAACGATGGCTCCATTACCAGCCTTTGCAATGGTGGCTGGTTTAGTAGTTGAACTAGGTGACACAAGGAAAACAACTTTGCTTGCAGCAGCAGCTCCCTCTATAAGACTTTGACTTAAACCGTCAAGTGATTTTAAATCTCCTAAAAATTCTTCTACTCTTCCACGACCGTAGTCTTCTCCATCAACCGTATTGAACCTTAAAGGTAGCCAAGGACTGGCTTTCTTAGGTGCAGTACTTCTAGAATCTGGAATGATTTTATCAAATGCTTCTTGATGCCATACCCATCTGCCACTAGGTTTATCTAGTTTTACATATGTGTATATAGTTACGTCATCATTTTGTGTAGAGCTTTCGTCAACACCCGTATTTGGCTGTGGTTCTGGTAACTCCATATCCAAAACCTTGCGACTTATAAGTTCCTTAGTAACTATCTCTAAGACGTTACCATCACCATCTCTATTGACAACATATCTAGTTAAAGGGAAACATTTAATTCCATCTTTATGCATATAAACAAGAGCGTTTCCACCAACAATTAAATGCTTTAGTGCCTGGTGTATTGCAACTCGATCATTACTTGCAGCTATATGGTCCATGATCATTCTTTCCATTTTTGAAAATGAAAGATCTAATTCACTTCTCATTTCAGGATCAAATTCTTCTCCTAATTTGTCGTCTCGTACCTGTAATTTAAAAAAACTTGTCTGTGGTGGAAGGATTGCAAGCATAAGTTTTGCTGCAAGAGTCACCACACACTTGGCTCCAACTGACTGCCAAGGTACTTCTAATGATTTATGATTTGGTCTTGATGATATATCGTCATCAATTAAATATGGCAACGTGAGTTCAGCACATTGAACTGCTTTATCAAGGAACATTTGACGGGCAGTTTGCAACTGATTATATCTTTCACGTGCTTTCACTACTGAATACCTCCAGTATTATTTGTATTTCCTGTATTTACTGAGGCTGTTACTCCGGTAGTTGATGCATCCTTCTTAATTCTCAGGTCAGCTGTACTTCCTTTCTTACCTTTTTTAGTTCCAAGCTTTGATTGAGCTTCACGAACTGCTGGGTTTACTGGTCTAACTTCTGCCTCTGGCAAATCTGTCTGCAATGGAGGTGGGGTTGGAGCTACTGGAGCTGGTGGTAATGGTGGTGGGGCTGCTGGTGAAGAGGGTGCTTTAAAGATACACATTAAATTTCGTCCTCCATGATGGATTGTATATATTCGATAACGCTGGCTTGTCCAGCTCGGTACATTATTGTTTGTACATCTTCTTTAGGATGGATTGGTTTCCATCCAAAGTTTTCCTCAAGTTTTACTAACAGCTTGTCTAACCTTTCGTTATGAAGCTTAAGAGTATTGAGGGAGATTTGTGTTTGCATGTTCAAAGAAAGCTGGCATTCTCGCAGCTTTGGTGGCATTAAATTCTGGTGCTTTACCTTCGTACATAAGTCGATCACTAGCATCGAGCCAAAATTTTTTGCTCAAATATTGATCGTCATGTATTTGATTTAAAGGTTGCATTATCCAATTGATTGTTGCCTTCCTTAGTTTGTCTAAAGAAGGACTGTAGTTAAGACCAAGTTCCGCACATACCAAACTATTAGTTGCTACGTGTATTTGCTCGTCTCTTGATATATCTGCACTAACAGTTCTTAATCCAGCATCACCGTTAAATCTAAAGAAAGGAAGTATTACAAAAAAGATTGCTCTTTCTATAACTAATGCTTTCAATATTGTGTGATCTGGATGAGCTATCCATGCATCTCTTAGGCGTAATGCCTCGGCTTCAGCTTTATCATCTACGCCTATTGCGTTAGCGATATATTCAAGTGCTAAATCGTGGTTGTCCTCATCTTTTATATTTGATTCCAAAAGCTCTCTACTTTTCTGAGGAATCTCAGAGAGTGAATCAGATACAAACGAGCCAACTGGACATTCCATGTTGCGTACAGCGAGAGCACGGTATATCGTTTCTTCTGCACCATATTTTAGTCTTCCTTTAGTAGTTTGGACCGGTGTCCATTTCCTTTTTCTTTTTAATAATTTTTCGTAGGGGTTCATTGTTGACAGTCGCAATTAATCTCTTCAGGTTTGTTGCTCATTAAGTCTGCCAAGTAATCATCAACTTCGGACTGATCTAATGCAGCGTATGCATCAGACTTATCTTGAGTGTCGCCCATTACTTGTAAAGAATAATAGAGCGAAGTCTGTGGACTCTTCAGCCACTCTTCGATAAATGCTTCATCGTAAGTCACCATATCACTCCAGGAATTGAAGCTATAGCCATGAAGCAAACCAGTTCTATCAAGCATGATCATAATTTGATCAGCTACTTTCTTATAATTCTCCCATCCAACTTCGGATGCGATTTCAACTTTGTCGCCATATTGTACTTGTTCTACCCCAAACTCACCTGAATCCCTGTCAACAGTTCTTGCTATAGGTGGTGCGATCTCAGGAGTTGCTGTGTAGCCATTGAGATCTCTACTTCTGTATGAACAACTGGCTGTTGGAGCTATGGCAAATGCTCTAACCATGTTGTGTTCTCTTGCTATATTGGCTGCTTCAATTACGCCCAAGTAAAGTTCGCGAGCAGCCATTCCCGCATAACCTTCAAAGCTTCTACCTTCATTAACGGCTTCCAAAGCTTCGCCAAACTGGGCGTAAGTTATATTATTATTTGCCAAGAAATTGGCTAGACCTAAGAGTCCGAATCCGACTTGCCTATCGATATCTGGTGATAAATATTCTCCAGACTTGTCAATCCCTGTGCGACTATGGAGCTTGCACAAATCGGACATGCCTTCACGGAAACCTGATCGTAAGTCGCCGATACGACAGGCAGACATATTAAGGTGCTGTAAGAGGCACGTCCCCCGTGAGGGCAAGTAAACCTCAAGACAGACGTTGCTGTAGATTCTGTTTCCTTGTTCATCATGTTTTATTTTGTTGAGCCAAATGTCTCCTCTTGCAATTCCTCTAATAATTGCTTCCTTTGTTCTAGCTTCTGAATCAGTCCAGAGCTTTCCGGTGATGTCCACACATCGTTTAACCCATGGGAGTTCTTGTCTGGAGACTTGCACGAAGTCAATAATATCGGGGTGGTTAATATCAAGATGCAGAACGCACGCCCCATTACGGTACGTCCCGCCACGTCTAAGAATTTCATTTAATGTTGAGTATATTTTTGCGAATGAGACGGGTCCTGACGCAACGAGAGTATCAGGTCCCTTATTTGTTTTTGTTCCTGCTGGTCTAAGTTTCGACAGGTGGACTGCAACGCCTGCTCCATATCTAAGAGCATGCGACACAAATCTCCAGCTTTTTTCGATACCATTTGGACCCTCCATCGAGTCTTCAACTACGAAGATGGTGCATGAAACGGGTAGACGGGAGTTAGGGTTGTCGATCCATTGCTGAACTCTCCCAGTTCTGGCAATTTTGTTTGGTTCTGTATTCGATTTCATTAGATAGGTAGTGGATTGCTTTTGATAAATCTTGTATGTCGTTGTCTTTATATCCGGCTCTGCATATATATTTGATTACGTTTCCGAGGTGAAATCCGAGTCCTTGGTCTCTAATAAAATCCCAAACATCAATGGAACCTCGTTTGTAGTACGAGGGTCCTCGGTCGTTGGTGGTGTCGGCCATTTTTCTATAAGGTTTTTAATGCAATTGGATAAAACAAATGCCTGTTCTTGAAGAGCTACCATTACTGTTACGATGTCTTCTTTTCTTGTATCAGGCTTCGAGCACATGATCTCTAGCTGTCTCAGCTTGAGGTCTTGCTCCATTGTTAATTTTGTAATCGGCTTGGGGATTCCAGAGGATTGGTTCTTTTTTCTCATGGTCGTAATCGTCCGTGGTTAGTATTCGAGCAAGTTGAGCATTAACTAATGCATCTTTCTCAGTCATATCTTTCTCTTCAAAGGTTTCGACTACCGCTTTCCACGTATAACCTTTCTCTTCAAAGATCTTTTCTGCTTTTTTAATTCCTATTCCGGGGACGCCTGAGTATCCGTCTGTGTTATCTCCCGCCATTGTTTGTATGAGATGCCATCGAGCACCCTCTTCAGGTGTGATAGTTACTCTTTCTTTAAAGTCATATAGTTCTCCGGGAATCTGTCTCATATCTTTATCAGGTGATATTAATAAGTTCCCGGGATACTTAGTTGCGTAGATACCCATGGTATCGTCAGCTTCGAGTGTATCTTTTACTATTACTTTGTAATTTATTTTTAGGGCATTTATCACCCTTTTGAATCCACAGGGCTTTTTTCTCTGTCGATGACCCTTGTATTCGGGTAGAATTTTTTTCCTAAAATTATTAGGACTTGTAAAAAATAAGATCATTTCATCAAATGACCCAAATTCATCTTTAATTCTGCTTAACTCTCTTTCTACACATTTATATGCATCAGAAAAGTTTGAGGTAACTACTATTAAATCTTCACCAAAATCTATTTCTGTTTCTGTTGCTGCACAACATTTGTAGACAATGTAGTCACAATCTATTAATAATTTCATAAATTAATGTACGTCTGCCCATGTTTTGCCTTGCTTTGCCTCGGCTGCAATTGGACATCTTAAGTTGTAGTATTCTCCTGCCAATACTGCTGATTCTTCTAAATAGCTCATTAAAGTCTCAGCATATTCAGGAGCTGTTTCATATTGGAGCTCGTCATGCACGAATGCCAGTTGATGAGTGTGAGGATAGCTATTTACTGCATTTAGTTTTATACCGCAGTCAGCAATACACATCCATCGTTTGGCAATTACTCCAGCACTACATTGGAGGAGATAGTTTAGGGCTTTATGTGGGCTGTCAACTAGAACTCTTCTTCCGTCAATCGCTAA